GCTCAGATGCAGGCGCAAATCCAACTGCAAAACCTGCAGCAAGAAAACGAAAAGCTGAAGTTTGAGCGTAGGCAGGCTATTAACTACGGCGACGTTGACGCAGTTGAGAGGCTAGACAGCCAGCTGATGAACAATGCGATTACGCAGGTCAACATTCAGCAGCAAATCCAGCAGCCACAGCAGCAAGGCCCGTCACAAGATGAGCTTGCAGTAGAGGCTGACTTTGAGCGCAACAACTCATGGATTTCAGTAACTGACCCGCTGAGCCCTGACTTTGCTAAGGCTGAATACGCACGCCGTGCATATCAGCAGCTGTTAACCAGCGTGCCTGACGTCAATCAGCGCCTGCAGTTGTTGCAGCAAGAAATCACCAGCAAATTCCCAGTCAAGCCAGCAGTCAACCCAAACCGAGACAAAGCGCCAATGACAGACTCCAAGTCAGGTCGCGTTAGCTCTAGCGGTGAATTAACTTGGGCTGACCTGTCTCCTGATGAAAAGCATCAGTGGAACTCGTTTGGCGAATCAATGTTCGGTGACAAAAAATCATTCCTTAAAGCTGTCAAAGACAGCCGGAGAGCTTAATCATGGTAGGACGTCCACGCAGTACAGAAGCAGCAGCAAATAAAGCTGAAACGCAACGCGATGAGCGCAAAACTGAGCGCGTGTCAATGGCTCAGAGTGAAATTCTTGCATATCAGCAAGAGGCGGGCTATCATTATCGCTGGTTTAACGCAAAACAAGAAGGTCGTATTGAGCAAGCAAAGCGTGCTTGGTACGAACCGGTATTAAATGCGGAAGGTGGCGAAGTGCGAGCGCACAAAAACGGCTCAGAGATGCTGTTAATGCGTATTCCACAATCGTACTACCAAGAAGATTTCGTTCGTGGACAAAACAAAGTCAACGAGCAAACAGGCGAAAAAGTAGAGACCTTAAATACTTCAGGCGCAGTGCCTGATTATATTCCCGACGGGCAGAAACGCGTTGCCCAGCGCGAGTATGACATCTAGAGACCACAATAGCTCGCCGTGCATTCTGCATTATTGGCAACGAGCAAAACCAAACAATCTCAATTTGACAAACTCACGAGGGTTTAAACATGGGTTACTCCGTATATAATGCGGGTGGCAACACATCAGAGAATGCGGGCAAGGTTCGCCGCGTTTATGTTGATGCTGCACACGCTACATTGATCGCACCTGGCGATTTAGTTCGCGCTACTGGCTCTGCCGATACAGAAGGTGTTGCAGCCGTTGACGCTTTAACCGCAACCGGCCAGCAAGTTTTCGGCGTCGTTGCTTCCGTTGAATATCGGTTTGCTGGAGAAGCATTAAGCCGCACTGGCTTACCTGCGGGCACTGCTGGTTATCTGTACGTACAGTGCGACCCTGCGCTGTGGATGGAAGCTCCAGTAGCTAACGGTCCATTGCTGGTTACTGACGTTGGCTTAAACGTTGATTCTACATTCACCGCAGCAACCAACAGCGGCTTGTTAGACATCAGCAACATGGTCATCAACGCAACCGGTAAAGCAACCACTGCAACACTGCAATTACGTGTTCAACAGTTGCTGCCAGACTCTAACGGTGTGTTGGGCAACCGCGCACTCGTTTCTATCAACAACCAATCAGCGACGGGGGTATAAGTCATGGCTGGTACTATTACGCGCGGTAATTTTCCCCGTCTATTACAAGATGGTTTAAAAGCAGTTTTCGGTCAGACTTACGACAAGCACCCAGAAGAATGGTCAAAAATTTTCGATAAAGAAACCTCTAAAAAGGCTTTTGAAATCGACCAGATGATTGAGGGCTTCGGTCTGGCAGCAATCAAGCCTGAAGGTTCAGACGTTGCATTCGACGACTTCCGCCAGTCATTCGCGCCGAAGTACAACCATGTAACAGTGGCAAAAGGCTTCGTGGTGACTGAAGAAGCGTTAGAAGATGAGCTGTACGGCGTGATGAACAAGAAAGCTCGCATGCTGGCTTTCTCGATGCAGCAGACCAAAGAGATTTTCCACGCTAACATCCTGAACCGCGCATTCAACGGCGCGTTCACGATGGTTGACGGTGATGGCCAATCACTGAACTCTACTGCTCACCCGCTTGGCCCGTCAGGCGGCACGTTCAGTAACCGTTTAGCAATCGACGCGGATTTATCAGAAGCCTCAATTGAAGATATGCTGATCCAAATTGGTAAAGCAGTTGATTCTCGCGGCTTGAAAATCAAGCTGCAGGGTAAAAAACTGATTATCCCAGTTGACCTGCAATTCGAAGCTGAGCGCATTCTGAAATCAACTCTGCAGAATGACACTGCAAACAACGCTATCAATGCAATCAAGTCTACCGGCATGCTGTCTGAAGTCGTAGTGAACCACTACCTGACCTCTGCCGATGCTTGGTGGATTAAAACCGATGCAATGTATGGCTTGCAGCACATGATGCGCCGTGCGATTGATTTCGGCGAAGACAACAGCTTCCTGAGTGGCAACGCCCGCTTTAAAGCGACTGAGCGCTACTCTGCTGGCTGGAGTGATCCGAGAGGCATCTACGGCACCGCCGGTACTGCGTAACAATGGTGGGCGGCGAAAGTCGCCCATTTTCTTTGCATGGTGGACTGAATGCACAACTTTCTCATACTGCCGGTTTCAGCCGTGCCAGAATGGACCAAGCAGAACGTGCCAACCTACCCGCTTGCTCGATTTAGTAATGACGGTCAGTTCATGCTTTTAGACGACGCGCACCCAGAAACAACATACCGCAAATGGCTTGGACCAAATGCTGACCAGTTAGACGCTGTTATGTCTGCCGCCGTGCGCGTTACCGCTGAAGAGTTTAACATTCTAGAAAATGACCCTGGGTCTATTTGGTCCGGAGGGGAAGTGGAATGACAATCTACTTAATATCTGACGGAACAAATGACGTAGTATCATTACCTTCTGGATCAACAAGCAACGCAGGAGCATCCTCCTACACATGGTGGATTAAGGGCACGTTAAGGGTTGCTCCATCGGGGCTGTGCGGCATCCTTGGCACTTCAGCAGCATCATCATCCAATGGGTTTGTCACTAACGCCACTCTTCAGTTAAGGGTCTATACAGCATCATCAAACAGGTACGGAACTGGCGACAACTTTTTTGAGGTTGGCGTTTACCATCACTATCGACTAGAACATGATTCTGGCGGAGCGTGGAGAGCGTACAGAGATGATATGGTCACTCCGGTGGCTAGCGGAACATACTCAACAAGCACCGCGTTTTCTTCATTAAACCAGATGTTCCGGTCAAGTTCTGCGTCTGCAAACAGATCTGCTTGGGACATGGAAGAGATGGGGATTACATCTGACACATTCAGCGAGACGTATAGCGCTGACTTGTCAGGTGGTGCAGGCTCAATTCTCCCTACGGTTAGCGGAAACAACAACGGCACGCTTGTTAACTTTCCGACTGATGGTCGCCAGTGGGGAAGTACAGGCGACTCACTAACATTTGCCGGAACATTGCCAAAACTAACCGCAGCTATTTCAGCAGCAGTAACGAGTGGTATCGGCGCAACGTTTAGCGGCACGTTACCCAAGTTAACAGCGGCAATATCTGCAGATGTCACATACGGCATTAGTGCATCATTCGCTGGCACGCTGCCAAAACTCAGAGCGAGCATTAATGCAACGGTCAGTACCGGCACAGATAGTTTATCTTTCAGTGGTACGCTCCCGAAGCTAACAGCCAGCATTTCAGCAACAGTTAGCGCTGCGCCAAATAGCATATCGTTTGCTGGTACAATGCCAAAACTCAGAGCATCCATCTCAGCAACGGTATCTCTACCACCTCCGCTAGTTGCATTCTCTGGCACACTTCCAAGATTAAGAATGCAGGCGGCAATGACTATCCAAGTGCCGGAGCCTGCTGGTGATCCACTTGCGTTAAAGCAGGCATTAGTAAACGCACGCCGCGCAGAAGAGAACAGAAACAATGAATACGTGCCACCGGTCGTCATCGTGCCGGAGTGGTACATTATCCAGCAACGCGCTCTTGGCTTAAAACAAGGCGAAGCCAACAGAGCAAGAGACGAGGAATAAAAATGGCAATCACTTTAGGTTTAATTTTACAAAACGCAATGGCTGACCAAGTTGACACAACCGTGGGCACTGGCGACTTTATTCTGTATTCAGGCACTCCACCAGCTAACGCCAAGACTGCGTTGTCAGGCAATACAGTGCTATCTACTCACACATTGACAGGTTTCGGTGCGGCCTCATCAGGCACCATAACAGCCAACGCAATCACAACAGTTAACGGCTCAGCCACAGACACAGCATCATTCTGTCGCGTTTTAGTTGGCGGCGTAGCGCAAGTTCAGGGCTCTGTCGGATTATCAGGCTCAGGCGCTGACTGTATCGTGACAAACACCACAGTGACATCAGGCCAGCCGGTTGCTGTTACATCGTTTACATTCACAATGCCTGATGCGTAACCAGGAGAAACAATGAAAGACAAAAAACCAGCCAAAGAAATGCCATCCAAAGGACGCAGACCAGCTAAACGCAAACCGTGCTAGTGGTCTGACCACGTAAAGCCCGCCAATGGTTTATGCTGTTGGTGGGTTTTTATTTATGTGATAACCTAAACGCTCCATCAACAAAGGAGTAAATCATGTCCGGTACAGACACTAAAGGCAAAGACAAGACCAACAAAAATGGCAATCGGAAACGTAACGGTAAGTAGCTTTACAATCACACTGCTTCTAACATGGCTTGCAATAGCGCTGTGTTGGAATAGCAGAGCTTTACTTATGCTCGCATCACTCCTGATTTACACCGCAATACAAGCAGTCACAATCACCGACTTTCAGGCGTTTGTCATCTGCTCTACAGCTTATTTCGTTGTTTCTTCTGCAAATATCAAACTTTCAAAAGAATTTCAGCAAGCATTTATTGCATTTGGTGCTGTATACTTTATCGGAGCAATAGACCACTTCTCGTATAGCCATCTGCTTATTGACACAAAATTCGACAGAATTCAGCCGTATCTGATCACATTCATCAATGCTTATGTGCTGGCTTATTTACTTGGCGGCGGGAGGCGCGACAATGTACATGGACTTGCTCATTATTGCGCTAAACGCATTAATTGGTATAAACTGCATCTACCAAGTAATCTCTAAATACTGCCGAAAGAAAAAGCATGAAACATCAACTAACAGACCTTCTGATGATAGCCAGCGACCAGATTAACGCATTCGGCGCCAAAGCTATCAATGCAGTTGGCGCGGTGTCAATTGGTGCTGGGACGGCAATTGTTGCAGTTGGCAATGACGCATTGAAAGCAGCAGCGCCTGATACGTGGCTCTCCCCAGATTACGTCATGGCGGCATCAATCTTTGGTTCAGTTTGTTTCGGGCTAAAGCATCTGTACGACTTCATCAACTCAATTTTTGACCGCTATAAATCTCGCAAAGCCGCCAAATCTTTGACGCACAAAAACTGACGGTATATACTCATTTAAACCTTGCGCCATGTCGGCGTGCTGGTAATCAGTGAGGTATAAAAATGGCTAAATATCGTCAAACTCGGTTTAATAACGTCGGCTTGCAAGGCCCGCTGCAGCAGCGCGACAATCAAACAAACACCACAAACACCGCAGACACCTTCATCAAGACCTTTGAGATTCCGTTAGCTCGCGTTGCATCTGGCGCTGCTCAGAATACTGTTGTCGAAGCTGGCACTAAATGGCTGCAAATCATCAGCGCTGTTATTGTCGTTGATGTCGCAGAAGCTACTGGCACAACCAAGACAATCAGTGTAGGCATCGGTGGTGCAGCGGCTAACGTCATGGCGGCTACATCTGTCGCTGCGACTGGCGCGGTTGGCTCACCTGTCGTTGCGGCTATTCCGGTGACTACTGTAAATAACAAGTTTACCTACACTCTTGGCTCTGCAAACTTTGCCGAATTCCAAGGCCGTGCAATCGTGACCGCAATCTGCGCTAACGTGCTGTAAGGGGTAAATCATGGCTCAGCGTAGCATTACAAAGTCAACTGCGGGCGCTGTTTACTATCCGGTAAACCATCGCGCCACGATTGATAGTTTGTCTATTCAGAATCTCACCAGTGCAGCGTTAGTTGTAAAGGTAACTGCCGGTAAAATTCAACAGGGCGCAGTGACTTACTCTGACCCTGCGGCGGGCGCGTTATCTATCGCAACAAATGCCGTTGGCGTTATTTCTCAACCATGCACAGCGCTGGAGTTTAGCGGCACAGGCACCGGCTTAGTGAATGTCGTTGAGGAATTCTGATGACTCAAACCCGCGCTCGCCGTTATGTACCTGGAGACCACAAGGTATTATGCGACTTGTGCGGGTTAACCTATATGCGCTCAGAAACACGCTTACAGTGGGACAATAAACTGGCGTGTTTCGAGTGCTTTGATTCAAAGCATGAGCAACTAAACATTCGCGGCAAAGCTGACCGGCAAGCAGTTGATATTGCTCGCCCAGAGTCAGAAAACGACAATGATTTGACATTCTACTCACCGCCTAGCCCATTTTTGCAATACAGCGGCTTTGTTGTTGACGAGGCTGGCAGGATAATTACAACAGGCGCGATATTCGATAACGGAGCAATAATTAATGCCAATCTCTAAACTAACATCACTTCCGTTTCCGCCTCCGGCAGTCCCACCGTTTAGCGCGTCAGGTCAGGGCTTGATTGCTTCTGTGAATCAGTTGATTGACACCAGCGTTGCCAGTTTAAAGTCACTAACAGCAACACCCCAGACTGACACGGTTTATAACGTGATTGGATTTTATGCCGGCTCATCTGTTGGCGGTGGGCAGATTGTGTACCGTCCTGACGTGTCAAAATCATTGCATAATGGCGGCACCATTATCGCGCCAGAGGCCATTGCCACATGGGATGGCACAAACGAAAACCTATCAGCTTTGTTAAGTTGGACTGGCAGCGGGACTGGGTGTTTTGTTAGGTTGGAATCTCCAGCGTATTACAATGTAGAAACTTTCGGCGGCTTGCCATCACCTGCGCTTTGCACTGAGTCAATGCAAAAGCTGATTGATACGTATGGTTTTTTTGTTGGCGTGCCAAACAGAGAGTACACAATTCGCAGGGTATTCCTGACGCGACCTGTTTATATCGACCTGAACCAATGCACGATTCGGGGTGACGTTTTTACTACATCAGGATTTAGAGCTGACGGTATTAGCGGCATTTATATTAAAAACGGCAACTTTGTTCATACAAAAACAATTGGCGTTTATGTGCAGGCAATCACCTTATGGAACTGCCAGAACATCACGTTAGAAAACTTAACAATTGACGGGTTCAGCCAGTTCTCAATAAATATCACTCACACCATTGATGGTGTATACAGCGGGTTTAAGCTTGACAGAGTTAAAGTGACTAACGGCGGGAACTTTTTTGCAGACCCTAGCGCAATCGCCAATTGCATGGAGTTCTTTTCAAGCAACTCCTCAGCAATTCGCACGGACACATTAATTACTGATTGCGAATTCAGTTTGATGCCAGACGCAAAAGGCAATGTTGCAAAGTTTGGCTTGTGCAGAGATACGCAGGTTGTTCGCAGTAAATTCTCATCATTGCGTGCTACGTTTGTCGGAAGCTCTGGCATACAGTCAGGCTCAAATAACAACCCTTTAAACGGCGAGAATAGGGTTACGCTGCAAGATTGCGAAATCAATTGTGTGGACACAACAGACGGATATTACGCTTACGATGGCACTGGATGGCAGACTTTTATTAGGTCAAAAATCACAGGAAACGGCGGTAGCATTTACGTTCCGCCAAAGGGCGCGCAAACGCAGAAATGGATATTTATTGACTCTAACATCGTTGATAAATTGACTTACGACAATCCAATCCATGAGATTGAGGAGCTGTCACTAACCAACAGCTACATAAAAACTCTGGAGCTTTCAAAGGATAACTCCAATCCAGCAGCCTGCATAGTTAGAAACCTGACCATTAAAGACTCAGTGGTTGACACGTTGCAGATTGGTGTTGTTAGTATTGACAATTTGACAATTTCTGGCGCCAAGTCATCACTGACCACTTTGAGTATATTTAACGCAGATACGATCATTGGCGACATTCTTATTTTTGACAAGGCAACGCTTGGTGATGTCACCTACACAACAGCAACCGGCTCTGTTTACTCAATCATCATTGACGGAGCTAGGATTAACAGATTAGCAATTAGAAACAACAATCTGTCTAGCCTAGTTGTTCGCAACAGTGATTTATTTGTCGGCGGGTCTTTGGATTGGTATATGGGCGCAATTGACACTTGCGTATTCTCAAACAACACCATTAAAGAAAACCCAGATAATCCACCTACAACTGCCACAAACGTATTGTTGTTGACGATGGCGTCACTGTAAAACATCATTACGTTTGTGGCAGTTGTAGGT